CACCCGCCGCGTTCGAGGTGCCCTTGGCGTAGCCGGGCATGCTGGCATGCATGGCCAGGACGCGCTCGGTGGCCGCATGTGGCAGCACGGTCTCGCCGCCGCGCATGCGGACGAGCTCGCGGCCCTTCTCCCCGGTGACCGCCCAGCCGGGAGCCGCCCCGCCGGTCCCGGCCGCGTACCAGGCCGGGGAGTGCGAGTTCTCGAACGCGTAGGCATGTGCCGGGGTGCCGTAGCTCGACTTGATGTACCCGGCGCCCCATCGCATCTGGGTGACGGGGTTGGTCCGCCAGTCCGCCCCGGCGGCGGCCATCTTGCTGCCCGGGTCGGCCTGCGGGATGCCGTAGGCCGGGGAGGTGGGGTTCTGGGCGTTGTACCGCCAGCCGCTCTCCTCGTTCCACAGGGCCAGCAGCGGAGGCCACTGGCTCGCGCCCCATCCCCAGTCGCCGAGGTGCGCGCGCATCCAGCCCTGGGCCGTAGCGGCACCGGGCCCGACGGAACCTCCGCCCGGGTAAGAGGCGGACGCGGATGCGGCGGCGGCGGCCTTGGCGGCAGAGGTCTCGGAACTCTTCAGCGCGGACGTCATCGCGTTTTTCATGGCGCTGGTCACGTCGCTGTCGAACGCGGCATTGAACTGGGTCGCCTGCGATGCCAGCGACCCGGCGCCCGCGACCTGTCCGCCTGCCGCGAACCCGGGGAGCCGGCCGCGCAGGTGATCGACCGCGCCCGCCCGGACCATGCCCGTCGGCACGACCACCTCGCCGGGCATTGCCGCGATCAGGACGGAATCCTTGCCGGGTACGCCGCCCGTGATCATGCCGCCGGCGGCTTTCGGTGCCGCCACTCCCGCAGGGATGGGGACGCTGATCTTGCCGGCGCTGCTGATCTGCGAGATGGAGAACTGGCCCTTGCCGGTCTCGTTCAGCGTCGCCGAATAGGGACTGCCGGCGGCAACCTTGTGCAGCGACGTCCACAGGTTGTCTGCCTGCGTCTTAGTCTTGCCGAGCTGGGCGGCGAACTTCTCGAACTGGCCTTTCGACTCGTTCGCCTTCGACGCGGTGTCCAGCAGCAGCTGATGAGACAGGGACGTCCACAGCTGGTCCGCGGCCGACTTGGACTGCCCGAGGCCGGTCACCGCGAAGTCAACGAAGTTCTTCTTCGCCGTCGCCGCGTTCCCGGACTGGGCCAGCAGCGACGCGATGACGTTCGTTCCCTGCTGGTCGAACACGGCACCAGCGGTCTTGCCGTCGAGGACGGACTTGGCGAACCCGTCGAACGCCTGCTGGCCGCCGTGGGCGTTGACGACCGCCTGGGCCATCATCGCGTTGAGATCCTGGCCGAGCACCCCGGCGAGCTGGGCGGCCGAGCCGGTGGTCTTGTCGATGATCGTCTTGAACCCCGACATGGACGTCGAGTTCTGCCCGGTCCAGCCGCTCAGGCTCTTCATCGAGACGGTGCCGGGCCCGAGGGCGTTGTTGACCAGCGCCACGACCGACGCGCGGGCCGCGTCGTTGTGGCCGGCGTAGGCGAGCATCTGCTGCGCCTCGGTCGCGACGACCGTGCTCAGGTCCTTAGTGCTGATCTGCTGGTCCTGTACCGCGTCGATGACTTTCTGCGCGGCGGGGATCACGGTGCCGTAGAAGCTGTTCCCCAGCGCCAGCGACTGGGTGTTCAGGCCGCTCATCGACGCCCCGGCGGTGTTCGCCGCGCCGGCGAGGCCGGTACCGCCCGCGCCGAGCTTGGCGGCGGCGGTCCCGATGCCCTGCTCGAACGCGATGAACGCCGTCTCGCCGCCGGTAATCACGCCGATCAGGGCGTCCTCGGCCCCGGTGATCTTCTGCATCGCGGGCAGCAGCGTGGTGACGAGCTTGTCGCCCTGCGCGTTGGAGGCGGCGGTGGTGCGGCCCGTGCTGAGCGCGAGCGCCTTCTGGGCGGCGTCGGCGGCGGCGATCTCGACCTGGGCCTGCGCCCACGCGGTGCCGTTCTTATCGGTGATCTGCGCCGAGGTGATGCCCGCGTCGTTCAGCAGCGCCAGCGCCGCGGCGGTCCCGCCGTACTTCTGGCCGAGATCCTGGACCCGGCCGCTGACGAGCGCGGCCTGCTGCTGCAGCTGGGTCAGGCCCTGCTGGTAGTGCGCCTGGGTCTCGGCGGCGTGGTCGAGCGCCGGGTTGTAGTCCTGCTCGAAGTGCCCCGCGACGCCGGTTATTACCGGGCCCTGGTCCTTCATCGCGGCGCTGACCGCCCGCGTCGAGGTCGTCAGCTTCTGCTCGGTCTGCACCATCGAGGCGAGGATGGTGGCGTCCAGGTTGCCCAGCGACGACTTGCTGATCGTGTCCTGGATGGAGGTGTTGAACTGCTGCGCCGCGTCCTTGGCGGTGGCCAGCTTGATCGCCAGGGCGCCGATCGCGACAGCGGCGGCGGCAGCCCAGACGACCGGGTTGACTTCGGCGAGCAGGCCGCCTGCGGTAGCGGCAGACGTCTCGGCGACAGTCAGGCCCTCCATGGACACCGCTGCCGCCGCAGCGCCGGCTGCCTCGGCATCGAGGCCGGCGCCGACGGCCGCGTCGAATGCGGCGTTGGCCTTCGCGGCGAGTGCCGCCGTGCTGAACTTGGTGACCGCCCCGGTGATGCTGTCGAACTTCGCGGCAATGTCGAGGCCCATCAAGGCCGTGACCGGCTTATACAGCGCCAGGGCCGCGACTGCCGCGTCCGTCAGGAACGGCGAGAATCGCGTCAGGCCGTTCACGGCGGACAGCAGCCCGGAGGCAAAGTGCAGCGTGGCGACCGCCAGCGGGTTCAGGTCCGTCACCAGCGACTCGAGCAGGTGCACGACGGGCGGGATCAGCCCGGCGACGGCCGCCATGTCCGGGCCGATCTCCTGGCCGAGGAAGTGGCTGAACTGCTTCGCCTGCGGGTCGGTGGCCACGGAACCCAGCGTGCGCACCAGGTAGGCGACCGCATCGCCGCCCTCCTTGGCGAGCGGCACCAGGTGCGGCAGGATCGTGTCCGCTGTCCCGAGCGCCTCGTTGAAGACGGTCAGAACCTGCGGGGCCACTGCGGCGGACAGCTTCTTGTACGAGGTCTCCAGCTGCCCCACGTTGGCCGCGGCGATCTTCTGGGACTGCGACAGGTTCGCGTACTCCTGCGCCGCCCCGGCCGCACCGGACTTCAGGTCCGTCTGCGCCTTGACGACCTTCTCGACCTGCGGTACCGCGAGCGCCGCGAATGAGGCGACGCCGGCCCCGGCGACGACCATGGCGGGCGCGACCGCCGTAGCGGCGCCGATGAGGGTCAGCATCCACGAGCCGGCCTCTTGCGCGCCGTCGGCCTTGACCTTGACCTGCGCCGTGGTGCCGTCGACCTGCTGGAGGCCCTGCTGGAGCTTGCCCAGGTCCGCCTGGGCCTTGAGCAGGTCCGCCGAGGCCTTCACGCGGATCTCGGTGTCCCGGGTTTCCAGCCGGTCGAGCTTCGCGGTCAGGTCGTCGATCTTCGCCTGCGCGGCGGCGGTGTCCGCCGTGACCTTCGGCGTCGGGTCTTTCTTGCCGAGCTCGTCGAGCTGCTTGTTCAGGGCGTCGAGCTCGGTGTAGGCCTTCTGCGCGTCGGGGCTGACCTGCGGCCGGGCGACGATGTTGTTCAGCCGCTGGATGCGCGCCTGGACCTGCGCGATCCGCGCGGTGGTCTGCGCGTCGTCGACGGCGACCTTGACCGTGGGCGAGGACTTGCCGAGCTTGTCCGCCTTCGCCTGCGTGCCGGTGATGGCCTTGTCCGCGGCAGTGGTGTCGGCCTTGACCTTGGCGGTGTAGTCCTTACCGCTGAACTTGTCAGCGTCGGCCTTGGCTTGGTCGAGACCACGGTTGAAATCGGAGCGGTCTAGGACAAGCCGGCTCTCGATGGACCCAGCGTCGAACGTGGACATGGCGACTCACCGCCCTGTCCTGCGTAGATTCCCCTGAGTGGCGGCCGTTGAGGACCGCTTCAGCTAGCCGCCGAAGGTCAGGCTGACGGCCCTGTCAAGCTGCGCCCTGGTCGCGTTCACCACGGCGCGCTGCCCCTGGACCTGAAGCCCGTACGAGGCGTACCCGCCGGGCACGCCGCCGATGGTGAAGGCGCTCACGCAGTCGCCGTAATCCCCGTCCGCGACGCGGCGTCCCGTGGCGGCAACGTGCCCGCTCGCGACCTGGACGCTGCGTCCGCCTGTGGTGGCCAGCACGATGACCGTCTCGTCATCTTTGCAGCGGGTCGCGCTCACCGGAACCGGCAGGTTAGCGCCGTCCGGGTCGGCCCCGATGCTGGCCTGGTTCCTGACCGTGCCGTGAACGGTGATCGCCCGCGCGGCGGGAGGTGCGCTACTGCCGCAGGCGGCCAGGAGGATGGCCGGGGCCGCGGCGAAGGCTGCGATGATGATCGGGCGCATGTCCTTGAAGACGCCGCATGCCGCCCCTGAGTGGTCACGCGCGCCCGTATCGTTACCCGTTCGCCGCTCGCTGCGCCGCCTGCGAGTCAGCGATCAGGGACCTGATGTCGATCACGTCGGCGCCTGCCTCGGCTTGCCGGGCCGCGATCTGCGGCAGCCCCTCGCTCAAGGGTGCCTCGTCCACGCGGATCAGGCCCTCGGTGACCATGCCGTCCCAGTAGGACCGCTGCACGGTCCACGGGAGCGCGTCCCATTCACCCTCAGACAGGCTCAGGTGGCGCCGCGCCATGTACAGGATCAGGCGGCGGCTGCGGACGGCCGGGTCTGACCCGGCGTCCTCCCAGCGCCGCTCACGACTTCCGGGCCGAGTTCTCCTCGCACCCATTCAGCCCAGGCGGAGAACACGCGGTGCGGAAGTTTCTCCAGTTCCTCCGCCGCCGGGATGCCGGAGCACAGGGCGGAGTAGATCTCCGCGTTCCGCTTCACCGTCGCCTCGACCTGCTCCGGGCCGAGCCGTTTCAGGGTGTCCTCGAGCGGCTCGTCCTCGGGAAGGTTCGCGAGTTCCTTCCGCAGCAGGTCGCCCTCGGTGATCAGGCCGTTGACGAACGCCTGCACCTGGAGCGTGGACGGCTCCGGGATGACCCGGTACTCATCGCCAGGTTTGAACCGGAACCGCATCGGGTCGACGACCGCTTCCGCGTCGAAGCTGGGCATGTCAGCCTCCCACGTGCACGAACGTACCGTAGACGCCGCCGCACTCCGGTTCCCAGGTCCACCGCTCGCAGCGAGGGCAACGGCCCATCACGGTCTGCGCGAGCACGGTGTCCTCAGGGTTTCCGGTGGCGGCCATGCTGCCCGGGACGGACGCAGAGGTGGCCATGGTGACGCTCCTCACAAGAGCCAGGTCAACCGTCAGGCGTATATTGCGCGTCTAGCCAGTTGAGGGGTGATGGAGATGTTTCTCTATCTGGTCAAGCGAGCCGACCGGCGGTCCAAGCCGCTCAGCAGGGCGCACCGCAGGCAGGCTGCGGCCTGGACGTGGCTGATTGCCTTCGCGGTCGTGCTGGCCGTCGTGCTGGCCGCCGCAGGCTAGCTCGTGGCGACCGCCGTCAAATCTATGACCTGGATGGCCGAGTAGGGACACACGGTGGAGAGCGTGCAGGGGTAGAGCCTCTGCGACGCGGAGCGCCTGAAGTCGGTCTTTACGGATGCCGTGCTCATCACGCCCGGGATGTTGAACACCCGCGCGAACCCGAGCTGGTTCTTGCCGACCACCGCGCACGCCAGCGTCGGGAGGGTGGTGGACAGGGACAGGACCGACTTGCCGGGCTGGCCCGCGCCCGCCGCCGTGACCGCGATGGTGCCGGTGCTGCCGTAGGCCATGTTGATGTTCGACAGCGTCTCTTCGCTGAAGTCGAACGAGACCTCCAGGGTCGCCTTCTCGATAAGCACCGCGACCGGGGTCGGCTGCTCCTCGATGTTGATGTCCTGCGTGGACGGGTTCCAGTTCAGCGACACCCCGGAGTCGGTGGCGCCGATGAACGACCAGCCGCCGCCGGTCCACGCGGACCCGACGCCGAGGCTGGCATCCGAGGGGAGGGCGGTGTTCAGCGGGGCGGTGAATACGGCGGCGAGGCCGACGACGACGTTGCCGGTGTTGACCGCCGGCGGGGTGTACGAGAGCGTGGGCATGCGGTCTCCTCCGGGAACGACGAAACCCCGGCCGTGTCACGGTCCGGGGCTCGGGAGTTGCGGCTGGTGGGGGGCTAGATCTCGCGGAGGGTGAACCCGGCGAGCCGGGCCGCCTCGTGTGCGCGCAGGGCGGTCGCGTCATCGACCTCAGTCCCGTCCGCGGTGATGGTGACCGCCTCGCCGCCCCCCTCGAGCGGCGGGACGGTCAGCGCACCCATCGGCGCCCGGGTCGCGAGGGTGACATGGCCGGGACGCGCCGGCTTCGCGGGCTGCGGAACGACCGGGGCCGGGGCCTCGGGGAACCCCGTGGGGATGGGCGGCGGCGAGTCCTGTGCCGCAGTGGTGCCCTCGGCGGGCCGGGCGGCCGGCGCCGGCTCCTTGGCTTCCTGGCTTCCTGATGCCATCACGTGCCTCCTAGCTCGCCGGGACCAGCTGGTAGAGCGTCACGCTGATGTTGGCCTGCGCGCCGCCGAAGTCGATGTACTGCATGCCGGACCCGTCGAGCTGGGTGTAGTCCTTCGCGGACCACGGGCCGAACTTGTAGTTGGTGCTGGCCGTCAGCGCCACGGCGGATACGGTCGGGGCGATGCCCTGGACCTTCCCGCCGATGTTCTGCGTGATGGTCTGGCTGCCGGTCCCGTTGTAAACCACCAGGTAGACCAACCCGTTGCTGACGAACTGGACCCCGGTGAAGCCGGACAGGGACTGTGCCCCGGTCGAGGGGAGGGTCAGGCCGCCCGCTCCCGCGAGCGTGACCGGCGTGAGGGTGACGCGCGCCACGATGGCCGCCTTTCAGATGATGACGGTCAGGTGGGCTAACTGTTATCCGGGATCCTTTTAGCGAAGTCGGCGGTGATACCGAGGGTCACGCTGGTGCCCGTGACCACGTAGACCGCGACGCGGAACAGGTTCCCCGGGAAGGCGTTCAGGACCGTGGTGTACTTGCCGACCACGGGCGTCGTCCCGGCGGTGAACAGCGCCTGGTAGCCGGGGACCGTCGAGGAGGACGGGTAGCCCGCGGCAGCGAGAGTGGCGGCCGCATCCGGGTACCAGGTGGTGCCGCCGTCGGGGCTGTTCTGCAGCAGTACCGCGACGAGGCCGGTGGTGGTCCACGTGCCCGCCTGGGCGGTCAGGTTGATCCGCAGGAGGCCCTTATCGAAGTCGGATCCGGCGAACTGGTTGCCGACGGGCGCGACGGTCAGGCCGGCGGCGCACACGGTGGCGGCGGGGAGGAGGGTCAGGGTGGAGCTCTCGTAGCCCAATGGACTGCCTTTCGGGTGAGGAGAGCGCGCGGCCCTCTGATGTGGGGATTGCGGGTGTCAGGTGCTGGCGATCAGGACGTACGACGAGATGTACTCGGACCTCTCGGCCACGTCAGGCGTCGCGGAGAGCGGCGATGGCGGCCCTCCGAGGCGATGACAGTGCACGATCGTCTTGCCGCCCACCACCGCCGGGAACGATGCGCTGAAGATGAGCGCGTCGAACTGCAAGGCGAGCGACTCGGCAGCGTCCTGGTCGTTCTGGGGGCCGCGGACGCGCGCCTGGAACGCGGAGACGTCGGCCGCGCCTTCCATCTGGTAACCGGGTCCGGGTGTCGCGGTGATCGTGACGCACCTATCGGGCATCGGCTGGATGTAGGGACCCTTGAACAGGGGTGCGCCGGTCTCCTGGGTGGCGTCCCAGCCGAGGGAAAGCAGCCACGTCAGCAGGCTTGCGGTCGGCAGCGGCACGTCCGGTCACCTCGCCGTTAAGCTGGAGAGATGAGCGAATTGACGACTGCAGGCGAGTACCTCTGGCGGAAGCAGATCCTGTCGTTCGGGAAGATCACCTACGGCCACAGAGAGGTTGACCTGACGCCCGGCTACCTCGGAAATCTCGCCGACGCTTTCTCGCGGAAGGCGCTCGATCTAGTCCCGTTCCTCCGCATGGCGGCAGGTAGCTATGCGAGCAACGACCCGGAGCTGTGCCTAGGTGCTGTCCGCGCCCTTGAGATGACGGCCGACGGCATGGACGCGCTGGTGGCAATGGGGCGCGAGGGCGACGACCTGATCGGTGCCGACGTGAACTTGCCCGTGGCGGCCGGGATCATCGAGGACTTCATCGCCTCGGATGGCCGGCAATTCCCTGCGGTGCTGCGGCATGTGGTCACGACCGGAAAGCCGATCCTGACCGGCCTGCATCCTTGGCGGCGCGCTTGAGCGCGGCAGGCGCCCGGATCATCGGCAGCCGCGAGCACAAGATGTTCCGCAGCGACCGCTGCGGAGACGAGCGCGCCGACTTCGAGGTGACCGGGGTCGGCCGCCGCGAGTACTGCAGCTATCCCGACCACACTCCGCGCATCCGGATCTCCTGGCTGTACGGGCGTCCGCGCATCTGGCTGAAGCCGTGGCTGCCGCGATCGTTCTGGAATGCGTGACCAGTTAGTTTCGCGACGCGCTCAGCGGTGGATGACGTTGAGCGGGCCCGGCTCCCGTGAGCCGTGCCCCTCGCCGCGCTTCCAGCCGCCCCCTGTGAGCCGGTCGAGCGCATCCCTGGCCTTGCCCTTGGCCTTGAGCTCTTCCTCGGACAGGCGCGCTACGCGAGGTGCCCGGTCGTAGACCGTCTCCCCATCGCTGGTCACGGTCGGATGGCCGGACGCTCGCAGGTCGTCAAATTCGACCGGAGCGTACCGTGCGACCCCGCCATCTTCGGCTAGGTCTTCGACGGCCGAGATCATCTCCCGCTTGCCGCCATCGTCCAGGACGGTCTCGGCGATCTTCTGCAGGTAGCTTTCGTGGTGTTCCATGACTGGCTGCCGCAGGTACATCGCCTGGCCACCGCGAGGATGCACCAGGTCCAGATCCTCATGCTGATACCGGGCATACACCTGGTCGACGGTCACGGATCCGGTCAGGTCACCGCGACCGACGCGCTCCTTGAGCTCATCGATTCTCGCCCCGAAGTCACCAGCCACCGCGACCGCCCCAGCCCGAGCCGCGCGCCCGCTGCGCCTCGAGCCTGCCACCCGGCCCGAACTCCACGCCTGCATCCTCGGGCCCGAAGGCCCGGGGAATGGTGTTGATCACGCGAGGGGCGCTCGGCTGCGGCGGCGTCCCGCCCGGGTCGGGCGGGACCGGCACCACTGTGATGCTGCCCGACGAGATGCCCTTCAGCGTGGCCATCGCGTCCTGATACCCGAGGTAAACCGGGTCGGTCGGCGCGAGATCCCGGCTCTTGCGGTACGTCAGCGTCGCGTAGTACGTCGCCAGCTGCACCGTCAGGTCAAAGATCAGGTCCGGGACCGCATCCGGGTCATAAGACGAGCCCGTCCACGCGCTCACCCGTGCCGATGCCCTCCCGATGGCTGCGGCCAGCTCAGGGTTGTCCAGCTGGGCGCATGTCCCCGCGCCCAGGTCCGTGCCCGCCACGTTGTCCCGGACGTCCGCGGGGGTGATGTAGTACGTCGGCACCGTGACCCCCTGCGGACTGGTCGGCTACTGCTAGGACCGGGTGCGGCGCGTGCGGGCCGTGGCACCTTCGTTGCCCGCGTCCGGGTCGGTCACCTCGGGGGCGTTCGCCTCCGGGTGGCTCGCCGGGTCACCGGAGTCCACGTGGCCGATCTTCGACTCGTTGGTCACGTCGAGCGCGGCCGAGCCTTCCGGAGCGGGTGGCGGGGCAGGGCGGCCCTTCGCGCCGAACAGGCCGGCGGCGGTGATGCGCGGCATCGGCTCGTGCTTCTCCGACGCGGGCCTGATCACGGCGGTCTTGTGGCGCGACGGGTCGAGGAAGCCGGCCGCCTCTTCCTCGGTCAGCCAGATGGTCTCGCCCTTGTTGACGAAATCGGCGGCCTTCTCCTTGTCGCCGCGCCTGCCGATGGACAGGTGAGTGAGCGCCTGGTACTCGGCGCGCTTCGGCTCGGTCCGGGTAGCGGTATCCGCAGTCATGTACTGTCTCCGTTTCGTATCCGGCTAGACGCCGCTGATCACGACGACCGACAGGGGCTGGTCCAGGCCGGTCGCGGCGGCACGCTGGACATCCGACCTGAAAGCCTTACGGCTCTCCTGACGGTAGAGCGGGGACGCCTGCATGGGCAGCTCGTCGGCCATGAAGCCGGCCCGGCCGCGCTGCATGATGATCGCGTTGCCCGAGGGCATCTGGTGGGTCAGCAGGACGTCCAGGTTGAAGATCTTGTTCGGCAGGACGCCCGTGTACTGGAGGTTCTCGCTCGCTATGTCGCCGATGTAGGGCGCGGCGAACGAGGACGACTGCATCAGGGTGTTCTTCGTGCCGTACCCGATGATCATCGTGTCGGCCTCGAAGCCGAGCGGCTGCTGGAACCCGATGCTGCTGCTGATGTTCGCCGTCTCGATCAGGCTGACGGCGTTGGCGATGTCCGCGCGGATCGTGGCATTGCTCGACGCCCACGGGTTCGCCACGGCGAGGGTCTGCACGCTGGCGTTCGAGGTAACCACAGAGAAGAACGCGGTGTTCCACGAGTAGACCATCGTGTTCTGAACCTGCTGGAGCTGCATGTTCACCGGGTCGACGACCCGCCGCCGCCGCATCTCGTCGCTGACCATGATGGCCATCGCCCGCTCGTGCGCGAACACGACCTTCGGGATGCCGGTGCTGGTCGGGACGACGGGCACCTCGGCGAACTCGGCGCGGATCTCGGGGGTGTCGTCCGCGTACAGCGGGGTGCTCTCCCAGTACCTGACGGCACCGCTCTCGGCGAGGCCGCCGGGCCGGAGCACCGCATCCACGATGAACCGGTTCTTGGTCATGTCGAGGATCAGCGCGGGAATGTTCAGCGGGTCCTTGAGAAGGGCGTCGACGGTGATCCGGGGACCGTCGAGGCTGGTGTAAGCCGCAGTCGGCATGGCCGACCTCCTTTTACTGGTAGGGGGTGTCGGCTAGCCGAAGATCCGGGCTCGGCCTACGGTGGCCCCGGCGGCGACGCCGCCCGGCTGGGTGCAGCGGCCGACGATGAGGCCGGCGGCGTCGCTGCCGGAGATCCACGGGGTGACCTGCCCGGACGCGGCGGACTTCAGCAGCGCGCCGAACGTGGCGGCGGCGGCGTAGGTGAGCCGGATGTCAACGTTGCGGTGGACGGCCACGTAGTCGGGCAGGACGCTGACGTCGAGCAGCGTGTCGCCGTAGCTGGTCGTGTTCCCGGTCTGGTCGACGATGGGCGCCGCGTCGTTGCCGGCGACGCCGAGGACGAGCGCCGACCCGGCGCCCGCCGTGGACACGGTGGTCGCCGAGGACCCGTCAGCGACGACGAGGGTTCCGCCGTGAACCAGGGCGCTGACCTGGTAACTGTCCGGGCCGGTCGTGTAGTGAGGGAGGCTTCCCGCCATCGGTTGCTCCTTGCATGCGAAAGCCCCGGACGCGGCCGGGGCTGAACGGGGGGACGGCGGGATAGCCGCCGCAGGGGGGTCGGGGGCTATAGGGCGTGCGCGCTGCGGTATGCCTTCACGAAGTCGCCGCGCTCGGACGCCTCGGACTCGGCGCGCTGCGCCTCGGTGTCGGCGCCTTCAGCGTTGCCGAGCTCGACGTCCATGCCGAGGGACTGCATGGTCTTGCCGAACTCCTTGATCAGGTTCCGGACGATCGCCCCGGCGTCGGTGGACTTGCCGTTGGCGAGTTCCACGGTGCGGCCGGAGCCTTCCAGGAGCTCGCGGGCCAGGTCGGTGATCCGGGCGGGGATGCCGAGGACACGCTGGTAGTGGTCGCGTTCCCGCTCGTAGGTGGCCCGGTCGAGCTGGGTGCGGGTGCGCCGCGCCTCGGCCATGGCTTCCTCGGCGCGGGCGTTGGCCGTCTCGATCGCGGTCTGCGCCTCGTTGCTGAGGGATGCGCCAGCAGTGGCGGGCTCCCGCTCGGGCTCCGTCACGGCGTCGGTGGCGGCGGTCTCGGTGTCGATGTCCGCGAGCATCTGCTCGAGCGCCTCGTCGGTCAGCTCATCCTCGGCCTCGCCCGTGACGTTCCCGGTGTCCTCGTCCTGCGGCTGCGCGGTGATCAGGGCGTCGAACTGGTCCTTCGGGAGGTCCAGCAGCGCCTTCAGCCGGGCCTCCTGCTCGTCGGTGAAAGCCATGCCGGCCTCCCCTTCCTGCGCCGTAGGCGCGTTGTCCGGCTCGGCCTGCGCCTTCGCCGGGGGTTCGGTTGCGTACTCCATGACAGTCAGGTCGATGACCTCGCCGTCGTCCTCGTTCGCGGCCTCCACGGCCTGCCAGGGCCGCATGCCGGGGATGCGCGGGTCCAGGGTGCCGAGCACGTGCTGGATCGCGGCGGGGAAGTGCCTGCCGTCGGCGCGGGCGTAATCCTCGACGATCCGGGCGGACACGCCGAGCGCGGGATTCTTCGCCAGCAGCGCGGAGCCGTCCTCGGTGGCGGCGATGATGATGTCCAGGCCGTCCTGGGTGAGCTCGACGCCCTTAACCTCGCCCCGGAAGCGTTCCGGGTCGTTGGTGTGGGTGTTGTGGGCGTCGGCGAGCTGGAACGGCACCTGGTCGTAGGCGCGGCCGTTGAACGCCTGCGCGAGCCTGGCGAGGTAGGGGCGGTCGAAGACGATCTTCCGGCCCTTGTAATCGATCTCACCGACCGGCAGGAGCTGCTTGCGCCAGAGAGTGGCGCCGGACGGGCGGGCTTTACCCTTGTCGACGGGCGTCAGGAGAGCGGTCACCGCCGCTCACCTCCTTTACGCTGGGAAGATGAGCGACTTGACAGACCTGGTTGCGGCACTCGGCCGGTTTGATTCACTGCCTCCAGTCGAACGCGCCAGGCTCGCGCCGAGCCTCATCGATCAAGCCAAGAGCGCTTTGTCTGTCGCGCGAGCCGCAGCGATGAGCGAGGCGACCAGTGACGGCGGCATGTCGCAGGCACAGTTGGCCCGTGAGCTTGGCATCAGCCGGTCCAAAGTGAATGAGGCCCTGCAAAGGCTGCTCCGAAAAGCGAATCACGCAGCCTTAGCCGTCGCCTTGGCGTGCATCGACGCTGCCCGTTTGGCCAGCGCCATCGCCTGAGCGGGCTTCATGCCCTTGGCGATCAGCTTCCGGTAGACCTTCTGCACCTCGGCGGACACGCCGCCTGCCGCGCTGACGGTCTTGCCCGTGGCCGTCTTGATGCTCGTCGCCCCGCCAGAGCCGCCCATCGTGGTGACCCTCGGCCCGTCCGAGGACGTGGCAGCGGACGTGTACGGCAGCGCCCCGGCCAGTTCCATCGCCGCCTCATGCGCGGCCATCGCGTGCACCGAACCCGCAGGCTCAGCGGACGGCATCGACGCCGCCACCTTGTTGTGAACGCCGATCAGCCCCGACAGCGCCCCGGCCATCGACCCGGACGCAGGGGACGGCTTACCCGTCGCGTGCGTCCCGGCCCAGCCGCCGTGCTGCGCGGACTTCAGGGTGCCGATCCGCATCCCGGTCGGCTTGTGGGTCACCGTGACCTCGCCGGGGCCGGTGCGCTTGCACGACACGTCACCGGGGCCGCGGACACGGGCGGTCTTCATCATCATGGCCAGCTCGATCCCGCCGCCGTCGTTCGCCATGGCGTGCAGCCGCTTCGGCAGGGGCTTCGCCTTGTACGGGACACCCATCGCCTTAGCGGCCATCTCTTTCTTGAGTTCGCTGAGATGATGCGCGGCCGACTTGTCGGTCACGTGCTGGAGCGCGTTGCCGAGGTGGTTGATCGCGTCCGCGTGGCGTCCTTCGGCGTCGGCCTGCTTCGCCTTGGCAATGTGCTCGTCCGCCGCACCGCCAACCTTGATCCAGCCGTGCTTGTACCGGTAGGCCAGTTCGATCGCCTCGCCGCCGTTCGCGCCCTCGAACGCCCACGTTCCCTTCACGCCCGGCTCGTCCATGGCGTTCAGTTCCCGGGCCCGCTTGCGGATCAGGGCCTTCAGCGCAGGCCGCCTGGAGGCAGGAGCGCGGCCGACCGACCGGATGGCCTTCTTCAGGTAGGCCAGGTCCGGAATCGGGAACGACCCGTCGTCCAGGGCGTCGTCGCTGGCCGCGAGCTTGGCACGTCCCGCCGCACGCTCCGGTGCAGGCGTCTTCACGGCCAGTTCCACCGCCGGGCCGTCGCTGGCGAGCTTCAGGTGGGATGCCTGCGCGTCCAGGGCCTTCGCCTGCGTCATCAGGCTGGCCGCCTTAGTCCGCAGCTGGGTCCGCTTCGTCTTCAGCTGCGCCGTAGTGACCTTCTTGGCGGCCTTCTTGGTCGTGGACTTCTTCGCCGTCTTGGACGGGGCTTTCTTCGCCACGGCCTTGCCTGCCGCCGTTCCCGCAGCCTTCGCCTTGGTCTTCGCGGCAGCAGCAGCCTTAGCGGCGGCTGCCTGGTTAGCCTTGATCTGGGTGTTGATGCCCGCGATCTGCTTGAGCAGTGCGTGAGCCTTAGTCCGGTCGGCTTTGGCCTGGGCGTGGAGCTTCGCGGCCTTGGCGCGATTGGCCTTCAAGGTGGCGGCGCTGACGGCTGGCTTCGGTGCCGTCTTGGCCATGGGCTTGGCCGGAGGCTTCCCGGCCGGGGCCGGCTTTCCCTTGGCGGGCTTCGCTGCGGGCTTGGATGCGCTCGCCGCAGCGGAACCGAACTGGCCGCCATTCGAGGCGCCGGCCGCTACGCGGGGATGGAGAGCGGCATTGAATGCGCCGGCCAACTCGACCGCCTCCTGATCGTTGCTGTGAGCGTGGCTGGCGGCGCGCTTGGCTTCCCAGTCCGCGAGAGCAGCGGCAGCAGCGGCTTGCACCTGCGGGCGGACATGATCGCCTCCGGCAGCCCAGCGCTTGATCGCCGCGACGGCGAGGCGGATCGCGGTTGCCTCATCCTTGGCGCGACCGGTCCGGAGCAGGGCATGACTAACGCCACGGATGTAGGAATTCAAGCCTCCGGTGCGGGCCACCCAGTTGTCCGTCGTGCTCGAGGAAAACGGCGACGTGTCCATCGGGCGGCCACCGGGCGAGACGGCCATCAGTCAACTCGTGCGGGCCAGTGCCAGGTACCGCCCCGGTAGTTTCGCGCGTTACACAGGTGCGTGAGGCTCTGTGCGTCCTCGGTGCCCTGATCCGGCCGGATGTTCTGGCTAAAGAACTGCCCGGTGGGGTTGAGAACGCACAGCGATAGCTCGGGCTCTATGCCGCCGAGGTGCGACGATGCATGCTGCGGGCCAACCTCGGTGACGATTGCCGCCCGGCACTCGCTGGTGTACGCCTGCGAGCCGTCAGGCTGTACCGGAGAACCGTGGCTGACGTAATGCACCACGCGTCCAATAGATGGCCTCATGCCTGTTCCTTCCCGGTGCCGAGCGCGAACCGCCGCACGTCATCGCCGCGATGCACCGACAGGTGAGTGAACCGGACGGGCGTCGGGGGGACCGGACGCGGTAGCGGGTCGTCTTTGCCGACGTATGAGAGGGTGACGTGCGGCTTCCAGTCCTTGAACTCGCTGGCCGACAGATCCTCGAGCCCGTCGCGGATCGGCTGCGCGCCCTTGAGTGCCACCTTGGCGAACGCCGGGCGCTTGCCGTCACTGCTGGAGGATGGCGGGAACGAGTCCACGCCGCCGACCACGCCGGCCATCGGGCCGGGCGCGGACTTAGCGACCGCCTGAGCGCGGCTGCAAGCCTGAGCGAACGCGTCGTCGTCCACGTCATCGCCGAGGAACACGACCGTGATGTGATGCGAGGTGACGCCACCCGGAACCGGCTTGACTGTGCCCTTCGGCAGGTCGAGCGAGATCATGCCCGAACCGGACCTGACCACGCCTGCCGGGTAGCCAGCGGCGGCGAGATCCAACGCGGCACCGCCGTTCGCCAGCTGCTTGTGATGCGTCGACTGCCACGGCCCGCGATCCGTCTTCGCTACCCCGATCCACGCCGTGACCGGCTGGCCGATCTGAGCGCAGGCGGTCACCCGCGTATGGCCGTCCACGGCGTACGTGAGCCGTCGGCCCGGCGTCTTCACCAGGACGGCCGGCTTGCGCCAGCCAGCGGCGATCCTGCGGGCGAACGCGGCCACTTTCCGCTTGTCCGCCGACGCTGACCAGTCGCCAGAGTTCCGGTCGATCTGGTTCACGGGGACGAGTTTCGGCCCGGACCATTCCAGGTCATCGACCCACGACAGAGCACCCGGCGGGTAGTCGCGCTGGAGCTGTGCCTTCACCCGGTCGGCTACGGAGGTGCCAGAGTGTGCGGGAGCGGTGATGACGTCCGAGGGGGCGGCGGTCGTCGTGGCCACGGTCACCGCCTCGTCATCGTGCGCCGAGCCCGGGCATGACCGGAGCGCCGGGCCACGGGGGAACGGGGATGCAGCGGCAAGCCGGATGTACCGCCCCCGGTATCGATGGCGAACCTTCGATGACGGGCGGGTCGCTGGCCCGGAAGTTCAGGCCGGACGCCCGCAAACACCCCGGCGAGCACCTACCGTCCTTGACGGCTTGCCAACCAAGCAGGTCCCCGTGAGCGCTGGCCATCCCGTCAACCGCCATCGCCGCTGACACGCGTCCTTGCGAAGCGCCGACGTGAGCCGCGAACCAGCGTTTCTCCGCTTGGATCTGCGCGCCGATCGCGTCGCTGACCGGCTCGCCTTGCGCCTTCGCCTCGTCAGCGGCCCGCTGGATCCTCCGCACGCTGGCAAGCGTGAATGCCGCCCGCCTCAGCTCGTTCTGGCTCACAGCGAATCTGGTGGCCGGGCCGGTGCCTTCCATCGGCTGCTGCGGCATCGACAGCACCAGGGCGACCACGGCCTTGAGGGCTGACGGGCTGATCCCGGCACGGGAGAACGGGGCGCGGAGACGGTCCGTGATCGCCTTGGCGGTATGCAGGAGCAGGAACGCGGCGATGATGGCCGCGATCAGGGCGGCGTCGGACGGGGCGTCCTGTTGCTGGGCTTGAGGCTGCGGCGGCGGGGCGGTCGGCGTGGTCATCGTGACCACCTCGCTCGATTAGGCGCGCTGGACCTTGACTGGCATGTGGTCGTCAGGCAGCGCCGGAGACGTGATGGCGTACCCCATCTCGCGGAACTGGGGCCGGATGTCCACGATGCCGAGCAGTCCGTCCTCGGTCTCGAAGGGTCCGTGGACGTCGTTGTGGTGCTCTTCGCGGTCCCGCTTCGCGCTGGCCTCGAAGTACTCGCGATCCGGGTAGATGAACGCCACGGCGTCGAGCGGGTGGATCTCACCGCGCAGCCCGGCCCGGCGCAGTGCTGCCGCCGTATCCGTCCGTACCGCGCGGTGCTCGTCGGTCATCTGCTGTTCCCCCTCGCTCGCGTCCCGCCGCTGAGGTCCGGCGCGGTATCGCCGTCCTTCATCTGGGTAGCCAGCCGCCGCATATCCTCAAAGGTCAGTTCGCGGCCGCATGTCTCGCAGCGCCAGAGCATCACGGTGGCGCGGTAGGGCATCCGCCCGTGGCCGGTGCACTCAACCGTGACCTTGACCCCCATGGACGGCGAGCCTAAGCCTTCGTGCCGCTGGACAGGTTCGGCACGTCGAACGGCTGGCTGATGTCCTCCGGCAGCGGCGCCTTGCCTGCCGCCTTCAGCGCCTGCTGGGTGAGCTTCGCCGCTGCATTCACGCCGCCCGCGAGCCTGCCGACACCCGCCGCTGCCGCCTTCGGCATCCCGTCCGGTGCCTGCGCGACCGCCTGCGCCTCACGTGCCTTCGCGCCGGCCTCCACGATCTGGTGCACGGCATCCATGGGGAGATTCAAGTACGTGGCCAGCCGCTCGGTGATGATGTCCAAAATGCCCGTCGGGACTTGGAGGGCAGGCGCCACCGCGAGAGCCTGGAACAGGGATACCAGCGACGCGCCACTCTCGTCGGTGAGCGCCCCGAACCTGAACGACGGGTACGACGCCGACGGGCCGAAGTTCAGCGTCACCAGCGGCGGGCGAGGGAGCCGCGGCCGAGGCTGGCCAGCGACGACAGGCCCATGAAACCGGCCAGGACGCTGCTGGTCTGCCACGTCTCCAGGAACGACAGGGCGTCCTGGAACTGGGACGCTCCCTTGCCGCTGGACTCGAGGATGTCGAACGACTTCTGCTCGCCCTGGATGGTCTCGAACCCGACAATGCCCGACGCGCGCATGGACGCCACGTCGTCGGCACGCTGGTTGGCCTCAGGCTGGGACTGGCCGTAGACGATCACCTTGGGCAGCGACTGCGCCTCAAGGTAGGTCAGCCAGAGATACAGCAGCTTCGCCTTCGTACGCCAGCACCAGTAGGAGATCTGAAGCTCGGACGTGCCCGTCAGCGGGTTGCGGTGCTTCCCGTTGAGGTACACCCACGCTTTCGGTCCGTCGATATCGACCCATCCCGGCATCTTCGCCTTGCTGACCGCCTTGGGCTGCTCGCCGAAGAGCCATACCTGCTGCTTGAACCCCGTCAGGGCCGCCGTGCGCGGATCCCGCTTGATCTCGCATGTCGCCGATGGCCGGAACGCCAGCTTCTCGTAGATGATCCGGCCGTCCTCGTCGCGGACGGCGAAGCACTTCTCGAAGAAGGCGCGGCGGTACGTCTGCGCCGACGTCAGCTGGCCGATCACGTCCTGCAGCGGGGTCTTCATCCCGCCGCCCGTGTGCGGGGTCATCAGCACCGACCGGGCGAACTCAGCTTCGCCGTTGTCCCCGCCGGCCTTCTCGATCGACCGGGACGCCTGCCGGATCGGGAGCGTCAGCACGGCCTCGATCGCCGCGGCCTGGCCGTCGCGTTCCAGCATGACCGTGATGTCCCGGTCGTTGAAGTCGCCGTAGTCGAGCAGGTCCCCGTCGCCCGTGTAGGCGAACATCCCCTCGCGGGCGTCGAACTGGGTGCCGATCTCGCCCTGAAGCAGCTGCTTCTGCGTCTTAGGGCTCAGGTCGGGGAACTTGACCACGCGGGCGGGGGGCATCGGGCACCCCCATGCGGGATCAGGTCAGCGTTTGCTCGCCACCCACTCATGGCAGTCCGGGCAGACGCCCTTGCCATGGATGCGCGGGTGGTTACAGTTCTCCGGTGAGCGCTCAGGCTCAGGTCCGGGCGAGACGCCGATCCGCTGCAGGATCCGCTCGCCCCAGCCGTCCAGCAGGCGCGTCAGCGCGACCTCGGCGGGCTGCGGCTCGCCGGCGTCCAGGCCGCGCCGCACGAGCTCGGATATCGGCAGGCCCGACGCTTCCATGCGGCCGACCAGATCGTTGCTGAGGTAAACGCTCGTCTTTTTGCCCACGTCAGGAGTGTGCCGTGCGACGTACCGTCATACCGCGAGCCCTACCGCCACGTCCTGACGTTGCCGCGCCGCTTCGGCACGTCCGGCTGAGGCGCGAAACTGTCCGCGTCCCAAACGTCCGCCGGGTCGTCGGGCTCACGTCGTCTCGGGTCACGGGGACTGTGCGGGGACTGCCCGATCCGGGCCAGGTCAGACGAGCCGGCCCACTGCCTCGGACCCGGAGCGCGGACGACCTGCGGGCCGAACGTCATCTCCAAGAACGGCGTCGCCGACCACACGAGGCTGTCCATGCGGTCCGGGCTGCGTTCGCCAGCCGCCCCCGTGAAGGCGCACAGCTGATCTTCAAGCTCAACGTGCGGCCCGTTGACGTGACGCACGACACCACGCTCGTACAGGGCGGCGACCGGCTCGGCGCGGGTCCGCTTCGCCTGCGAGGCGTGCACCACCTGGTACGGCACCGATACATCTAGGTCTTTCATCACCTGCCGGAGCGTCGCCACGAGGTATGCCCCGCCGTGGTTCTTCTCCAGGATGATCGTCGCATTCCACCGCTGCGCCGCATCCACGACCTTACGCAGGAACGGGACAGGGCCCATCGTGCCGCCCCACGACTCGGGGACGTACAGGTAGCCGTCCCCCGCGAGGCCGCACACCGTGTAGGCCTGCTCGTCGCTCTCGCTGGTGCCGTCGGACGGGTCGACACCGATGCAGCAGCGGCGGAACCCGGGCTGCTCGGGGTTGCTGCCGGGGATCTCGTCGGCCTGGATCGAATCCAGCAGGTCACGGGTCCACAGTGCGTTCTCGGCGTCATCGAGAAGCTCGCCTTCGAGCTCCTGC